TGTCAAATGAGTACTCGCGAACGTTATATTAAAGTAATTGAAAGCCTAGTTAATGGTGAAGAAGCACAAGCATCGGATCTATTACACGAAGCATTCGTAGAAAAAGCACGTGAAATCTGGAATGACCTAGTCGAAGCTGACGAAGTTGTTGAAGATGAAGTTGCAGAAGAAGAAATTGATGAAGCGATCAGCGACGAAAAAGCTGACGACTTTATCGGCGACATCGAAGAAGATGATGAAGAAATCGAAGCAGAAGAAATGTTCGGTGAAGATGAAGACGGCGAAGACGCTCCTGAATCAGATCTAAGCGACCCAGAAGCTGAAATGGAATTATCAGACGAAGATGGCGACATGGACTTTGACGGTGATGGTGAAGAATCAGCACACGAAGAAGAGCATGAAGAAATTGAAGATAAGTTAGTAAACGTCGAAGACGCACTAGCAGATCTTAAAGCAGAATTTGCCAAAGTAATGGGTGATTCAGAAGAAGAAGCTATGCCAGAAATGGAACCAGAAATGGAACCAGAAATGGAAGAAGCAGTATCTCCAGTAATTGAAGAAACTGATGCTGAAACTGATGAAGACTCAGAAGAAATCGAAGAAGGTGCAGAACTAAAAGCAGCTCCAGTAAGTATGCCAGCAGGCGATGACGGTAAAGCGTCACCAGTTGCAGGTAAGAACGACATGGGCGGCGAAACAGTAGACATGTCTAAGAAATCTTCAGAAGGCGCTAAAAAAGGCTTAACAGGCGATGCTAAAGATATGAACGTTGATGGTCCACAAGACATAGACGATCTTAAAGCAAACCCAGCAGGCCACGGTGCTGAGAAAAAAGGCAAGGCTAACTAATTATGCTTACACTAAAAGAGAACCTAAGTTACGATCAAGCAAAAATCATTACTGAGTCAGATCAGGAAGGTAAGAACTTGTTTATGCAAGGTATCTTTGTACAAGGTGACAAGCGTAATCAAAATAGTAGAGTTTATCCAGTTACAGAAATTTCAAAAGCCGTTAAGGCAATACAAGAAAAAATTGAAACTGGTTATTCAGTATTAGGCGAAGCAGATCATCCAGATGATTTGCAAGTCAATTTGGACCGTGTATCTCACATGATTGAAAAAATGTGGATGGACGGCCAAGACGGTTATGGTCGTTTAAAACTGTTACCAACTCCAATGGGAAATATTTGTAAAACCCTTTTAGAAAACGGAGTAAAACTTGGCGTTTCGTCAAGAGGTAGTGGTAACGTAGCAGAAAGCGGTAATGTCAGTGATTTTGAAATACAAACTGTTGATATTGTTGCTAATCCAAGTGCCCCGGATGCATACCCAGATCCTCTATATGAGCAGATCATGAATGGACACCGTGGTAATATTTTATTGGATGTTGCAACCGCAGTAAAAGACGACACAATAGCAAATCAATACCTCCAGAAGGAAGTATTAAAGTTCATTGAAAAACTAAACATTAGGAGAAGCTAGATGGCTAATAATGCAATAGAACAACTCCTAAGTTCCGAAGTCCTTTCTGAGGAAGTGCGTTCAACACTTTCAGAAGCATGGGAAGAACGTTTAACAGAAGCTCGAGAAGAGATCACTGCTGAACTACGTGAAGAATTCGCAAACAGATATGAAACTGATAAGACATCAATGGTGGAAGCACTAGATGCCATGGTATCAGATACGATTAACACTGAATTGCAAGAATTTGCAGCGGACAAAAAAGCGGCAGTAGAAGCTCAAGTTGAGTACAAACGTAAAATCTCAGAACATGCAGAAATACTTGATAAGTTTGTTATGGAAACGCTTAACAAGGAAATTACAGAACTACGCAAAGACAGAAAGCTACAAGAAGGCAACTTTGAGAAGCTAGAAGATTTTGTGATGGAACAACTTACTTCAGAACTTAATGAATTCCATAATGATAAGAAAGACCTTATTGAACAGAAGGTAAAACTTGTCGCGGAAGGTAAAGAAATGATTACTAAAGCTAAAGAAGACTTTATAAACAAAGCTTCAGGTAAACTGGCTAGTATTGTTGACACAACATTGTCAACAGAATTAGGTACGTTGAAAGAAGACATCAAGCAAGCAAAAGAAAATATGTTTGGACGTAAACTGTTCGAAACTTTTGCAGCTGAGTTTATGAGTTCACATATAGCTGAAGGAACACATATTTCTAAACTTTCAAAAGAACTTTCAGATGCGAAGACTCAACTTGAAGAATCGCAAAAAGAAATTGCAGATAGAGAGGCAAAAATTACTGAAGCAACAAATAAAGTTGCAGCAATTAATGAAAGCCGTGAGCGTGAATCAGTTATGACTGAACTTATGTCTCCACTATCTAAAGATAAGCGTGAATTAATGAACAACTTACTTGAAAGCGTAAGCACAAGTAAACTTAAAGCTCAATTCAACAAATACTTACCAACAGTATTAAATGAATCAAGCACAGTTAAATCACAAAAACTAACAGAATCACAGAAGACTGTGATTACCGGTAACAAGGCAGCAACTGCAAATGAAACTGCAAATGAAGCCGAAATTATTAACCTTAAAAAGTTAGCAGGAATCAACTAAGGAGAATTCCAAATGACACAGAATCTATTTGAAAATTGGGGCGTAACTAAAGACGCACTAACAGATGGTTTATCAGGTAACAAAAAGGTTGTTATGGAGTCAGTTCTAGAAAACACTAAGAGCTATCTTTCAGAATCAGCCGCAGCTGGTACAACAATGGCAGGTAACGTTGCATCACTTAACAAAGTGATTCTTCCAGTTATTCGTCGTGTAATGCCAACAGTTATCGCGAACGAACTAGTAGGTGTACAACCTATGACAGGTCCAGTAGGACAAATCCACACACTAAGAGTAAGATATGGCCAAACAGCAGCTGGCGCAACAGCTGGTGACGAAGCACTATCACCATTTGCAATTGCAAAAGGTTACTCAGGTGACGCATCAACAGGTGGACCGACTTCAACTTCAGCTCTAGAAGCAGAAGCAGGTCGTAAACTTTCAATCCAAGTATTGAAACAAACTGTTGAAGCTAAAACACGTAAATTATCAGCACGTTGGACTTTTGAAGCGGCACAAGATGCTAATTCAATGCACGGTCTAGACGTAGAAGCAGAAATCATGCAAGCACTTGCACAAGAAATTACTGCTGAGATTGACCAAGAAGTAATTGGTTCATTACGTTCATTAGCAGGTACGGCTACAGATACTTTTGATCAAACAGCAATTGCAGCGAAGCACACAACAACATTTGTTGGTGACACACACGCAGCATTGGCAGTTCAAATCAACAGAGCAGCTAACCTAATTGCAGCACGTACAAGACGTGGCGCAGGTAACTACGTGGTGATTTCACCAACTATGTTAACTGTACTACAATCAGCTACAACTTCAGCATT